CACGTGGCTTGATATGTTTCAGAGTACAATCACGTGTCCGTCGTGTCGTGAACATTTTGAAACAGCACTCATGTCCTATCGTAGGATGTATCCGCAGATGTTATCCTCTCGCAGGGATCTTATGCTGTTCACATTTCGGGTCCACAATAGTGTGAACCGTCGGATCAATAAACCAACCTATCCAAGTGTAGCCGCATGTCTTGAAGCTGTGAGAACCAACGTCAAGACAAGAAGTGCTAGGGAATACAGAGGTGCGTACTTGAATCACATTCGCAGATTTTGGAAGACTATGCAGGATGTATCGGGCATCACTGCTCTCAAGAAGATCAATGAAATGGCAAAAATTGAAGTCCAATACTTTCAACCTCATGATAACAATTTTCAAGTAGATATCCCCGAAGACATTGTGATATTGCCTGGAGCGGCGTTGGCCAACCGAAACGACGAACCAACTCCTGTCGTTCGTCTTGATACTCGGAATGCTCCTAGGTTAGGTCTCAGTGGAGGACGATTTCAGATACGGAGGTAGGTGCAAAGCAAGGATTCCAAGGCAGTGAAATATACGGATCCGTCTCCCAGTGGTACGCCTTCATCCACGGATGACGGGAGTCGGGTCCCTCTTCATACATTTCATCAGGATAGACACCACGACCAGGTAGAATAAAGTTCAATTGGTCTTCAATCGTAAAGGGCGGAGTAGGGTTGCTCCACTCAAATTCGGTAACCATAAACTCATTCAATGCAGACAATAACGGGGCTTCTGGATACGGGTAATACCAGCACCAATCCAAAACTTCCGAAGTTTTAAAGTAATGAAGTGTCCAGAAGTACGTCTTCCAGAACGCATAACAGGGTTTTTCCAGATTGAGGACCCCGTCCATGAGGTGGAGCCCGATTCGTGTCTCGAGCGCGATGGCATCGAAAGCCACAATCCGCCTGTCGGTATCCTTGGCACGCTTCGTAAGTACCTTGAGTTCATCAACCCCCTTCGGATTCTTCGCATGGGCTATCGCTCGGTTGTAGCCATCTTCACGAAGTGAGAACATTCCAATGGTCGGCATAAAGTCATTGCCAAAGGAGAAAACACATGTCTCAACCCACTTATCAGGTTGAAGAGGCAATACCCTGCAAAGAGCGGCGATATCAAAGGTGCTATATCCACCATCCTTGTTCTCACGAAGCAGCTTGATCGGTCCCAGACGAGACTGAGCCACCGAAATAAGAACCAGGTCAGCATCCATTCCGTAGATGACAATATTCTTGCGATCAGGTAGCGTCTTCAACCACAGAAAGATCTTGTGCTCTCCCTCACCGGGTTCATCCGTCCCAGACAAAGTAGCCTCAGGAAAGCAGAATCGCAGAGTGTCCTCCAGACTCTTCATAAAGGGAGTTCCAGGCGAGATCTGGTTCTTATCAAAAGCAGTTGGTTCAGATTTCTTCATGCGGCGATATCGCTGCTGAACGATCTTTCCATACGGCACCAGACCATCCATTGCAATCAAGATCTTCTTCGCACGAACTGTATCCCGTAAGAAGTTCCGTAGAGCAATCACAACACTTCCGACAGGGTTCTCAGGCTTCAGATAGGTATGAATAAATGCGTTAAAGTCAAGTCCAAGCACCTCACATTCAAGAGGTGCATTTCCCGTATCTTGCTGAATATGTTTGTGAGTTCTCAGAAGAGAAGCGACATAATATGGAATGCCCATTCATACTATGACGTCGTTTGGGTTAAAACGGATTTGAGTTGGTCAAACAAGTAAGGAGGTGTCCAAAATGCCGAACTGCCCTGACTGTAAGAATATCATGATCAAGCACTTTCTACCCCGAGACAAGAGTGCAACCTGCCAACAATGCGATGAATACTTCTGCGCCAACTGCAACCATGGGGTTCGGTATACCTGCCCATACGCACAGAGAAAGGATAAGGTGGAAGTTTGTATGAACTGCTACGAAACTGACATCAGATATCCTGAGTTTCAACGTGTGTATTTGATGGCAAAGGACTTTGCCTGCAAAGAGTGTTGTGAGAAGACGATGGAGAAGTTAGAAAAAATTGATTCTTTCCTGAACAGAAAGTAATGTGGCTTTGGTTGGTGTTGCTTGCGTTAATAATCTTTTTCATGTACGTTTGGTTGACGCCTGTCAAGAAACAGGGCTGTTCCACGTGTCCGAACAGAAAAAATGCTGATACTTACTAATGCACGAAGACGATATCAAGTCTGCTACAATCTTCCGTGGCGGAATGCCGACGGGTCCTGGAGAGAATGAGTATCCCGAGACTGGTGGAAAGTCGTGCCCGCCGGGAAAAATCCTTCGTCAGGGATACATTGCAACTCGCAAGAAGAAGACCCTGATTGGTCGTCTTCTCAAGCGTGGAACAACGTACCGTGTCAACCCGACTTGTATTACGAACAGGGGCGCACCTGGAAAAGGTCCTGCGGTTATTGGCCCGCTCAAGACGGGTGAGCTGAAGGCGGTTGGGTATGATGCGACAGATTCTGCCAGTCAGCGTCATGCTGCTCTCGCAAAAGCCGTTGGTTCATATGGTCGTCTTTCCACCCTGCGGAAGCTGAATGCGGTTGCCGTTCTCAACAAGACCACATCCCCGACCCGTGCCAAGACGTTCAAGACTGATCGCAACTGGGTGAAGAAAACCTACTTCTAAGATAAATGACTAAATCAGCAAAATGGCTACTTTGGCTCGTTGGATTTGCCGTTGCGTATTGGGTTCTTCAGCGCACGATCCCCGAGCACTTTGATATGCCGTCAAATCAGCGCAAGGCGAAGAACTGCCCTGATAAGACCCGTACAACAAATGGAGAGTGCCTCATGGAGTTTTAACGAAGGTGCTCAACCTCAACGGGCGCCTGACGCAGTAGAACCGTAGACTTGAACCTCTTGGCATCAAAGAACTCATCAACCGCCTCCTGAACAACAGCGGGGTCAAAATCCTTGCAGGAGAACACATCCAAATACATGGAGTTGTTCTCTTCCACAAAATGCGCCGTGATGTGGGAGGTCTCAATCAGCTGAACGAGCGTGTAGCCCTTCTTGTTGCCCGAACCGAACAGAACAACCTGCGGCTCACCATAGGGGACCATGTCAATGCGCTTGACCAGGGTGCGTGCAAAGTTCTCGATGACCCCCTTATCACGAATCAGCCTCGGTGCACACTTGGCGGCATCAAGAATCAGGTGCTTACCCCAAGTCCTCAGAGGAGACTGAACACGGACACAAGACATATAGTATTAACGCCTACTTTGTCTGTAAGTCTTACGGTGCTTGCGGCGACGACGGGTCTTTCCACCCGATAGCCTCTTCCTATCTACCTGAACTGCAAAGGGCACTTCTGCTTGGTTTCGTAGTTCGTCATTCTGTTGAGCCGCATTCTTTTTCGGGATTCCACTTATCATGGATGCAACAACTGATTCGGGTCCATAGGGCAATCCCACCAACCGAGCATTGCGAACATTGCGTGAGTCTTCCTTGAGATCCTCAATGGGTCTTTTAAAGTCTGTTCCTGGAGCGAACATATGAGGATAAATGTAATGGCTCCTACCGTTGATTCCCACCTCCCAACCTTGTTTAAGAATACCCCATTTTCTAATCACCTTGAACATTTGCCCGTCCAATTGTGCTACACGCTCTGCCATACGTTGCATGTGTTCTCGTCCTCCATCGGTGTTAGGATACCACGGATTACCATTCCCATCTCGCCATTCATTAGGATATTTAATGGGCGGCATTCGGTAGGTCTTACCGATGACTAAGTTTTCAAAACTTGTCATTTACTATCTCATCGGTAAATAATGAAGAACACGGGTCTTAACTCAATTCCCTCGGTCAAGGGCCAAGTGTTTAACTTGACGATCAATCTCGTTTGCATTGCGATCTTCTATGTCTTCCTCGGAGGTCTCCTGTCGTGGTGCATGTGGCGGGTGTTTCCTGAGTTTGGGGAGGAGTGGGAGAAGCAGTCTAATCTATATCAGCTGCTTGACGTGTCCGCCGAGATCTCGATCATCGTCATTATCGCATTCTGGACAACTTACCTGGTTCATTCATTTATTCCCGTATTACCTGTCAGCCAAGCTCTCGAGGGATACCTTGAATCATTCGGTGGCCAGATGGTGTTTGTCTACGCCGTCTTTGTGTTCCTAGGAACCTTGGATGATAAGTTAAAGCATGTATTCCACGATTTCTTTGGAACGCACTCCTAAAATTTTCCTTCGTTTAAAACAAAATGTTCGTTAAGCTTGCTTTTGTTGCGGCGCTTTTCTACTTCCTCCTCCCGGGTGTGCTCGTCCGCCTGCCGCCGGGTGGCTCGACGCTGACGGTGAACCTCACGCACGCCGTCGTGTTCGCCGTGGTCCTCCACTTTGCATGGAAGGCGCTCAAGGGCAAGCTGGGCAAGTAAATAACTAAAACGCGTAAGTCTGATCGTCCAAAACGGATTTGATTAGCAGCAGACACTCAAACTTGGGGGCCTGCTGCTAAAATGACTTCCAATCAACACCTCTACTTCTGCATCGATTCTACCTGCGACAAGATCGTCGACTACTACAACGCTCCATGCTGTTTGGAGCACAACCCTTTGGTTCAGGGTAATGAGGAGACACTCTCCCACGAAACCAGTGAATGTCCCGGATGCGGGAACGATATGTATTGCAGTGCTAACGGGTACTGTTCAAACTGCTGGGCTGAGCGGTTCGGCTGCGAGTCGCCGATCTCCTACTATACCGATGACCAACACGAATGCACCAATGTGTTCGATCACGAGGTCGGACAGTGGACGTGTGGTAATGCGGATGCTCACAAGTGCTCTGGTGAGTGGGACTACGACCGTGGCATCCGGGTCTGTGACTTTGCAGATGAACCCGATTGTCCGCAACACAAGTGTACCAATGTGTTCGATTACGAGGTTGGGCAATGGACGTGTGGAGATCATCCACCACTGCCTCCATCTCCGTCGCCAACCTCAGATCTCGAGGACCAGCTTAGTGCAATCGAGGAGAAGCTTGATCTGGGCGGGGCGGGAATGACGTCGGGTCAAAGGGCGGATTGGGAGTTCCTCTGGCACACGACCAAGAGCAAGCTGCGTGCTGTGAATTGTACAGGATGTCATGACGATGTCCTAAATCAGCAGGGTCATATGGATCCCGGTGGTTGCCTCTACTCACCGGAGGAGGCCGACTAACCCTGAGACACAATATGCCTGATGATCTTATTGTTCGGCAAACCATAAATCTTACACCATTGCAGATAAATACGAAACGAGTTGTCCTCCTTTATGAAGGAGTGTGTTGAATAACAATTTTTTAGTTCAAGGAACGTGTCTGCTTCCCCATGTAAGTTGTTCTGACGAAGGAAGCCAATGATCTGGTTGAACTTGTTGTTCCTTTGATCGGGTGGCAATGCGTGCGTGTTCGTGTAGAACTGCTCCATATAAAATGGAATGGTTCGTTAGCAGTAAATACATCTCAAAATGAAGGACCCTTTCGCACCCGCTATGTTTCTCATCATGGTCTTCTGGATCATCCTTGGTGTTCTTTCTCTGTAAAACGAATTACGGTCAAAATAAGCTATCTACAACAAGAATGCTCTCCCGCCAACAACTCCAAGGTCTTCGCAACAAGACAATTGAGCCCTACATCGAATTCATCCTCGCAGAATGTCACAAGGAAGCACTCGCCGGTGGAACATGCTACCAGTACAGTCTTCCAGGCTTCAATCGGGCTGACGCAGAGAACTTTGTCAAACATCTCAAGCCTAGGTTCCCCGATTGCGTCGTGACCTTCATGGATGGAGCCGGCATCGTGTCATATGCGGTCCGCATAGATTGGACCTAGTCGCACACAAGTACAATGTACACCATCGTCTCTGCGATCATGAAGAGATACTCAACCACAGAGGAAGTCATTTTTGAGTTCAATGAGAAGGTGACAAATCTCGCCAAAGAGGGTTGGGTCCCGTATGGAGAGGTTATGTATTATGTGAATGGTGTCAGTCAGGCAATGATCCAGGGCGAAGCGCCCGCATCGGATCTCGAACGTGTCTTTTTGCATGGTTCAACACGTCCTCGCATTCTCAGATACTGCATTGGTGGTGAAGGCTTTATGGGTAAGTATATAGATATTACTCGGGTGGAAACAGGACATTGAAATCAACCTTCTTAGGTTTCTGCAACTCCTCTCGCTTTACCCTATAAGGTTCGTACTCCTGCCAGAAGTTACACTTTTCTGGAACCGTAAATCCTTCAATCCAGTCTGGAACAGGACATACAAAGTATATCTTCGTCTTATCCTTCTTCATCTTGACTTCACAAGGGTACCCACACTTACAAAGCGGTCTATCCTTTTTACAAGTTCCTCCTCCAAAGCAGAAGTTCTCGCATCTATCCTCGCTAGTGTACTTTCCGCCACGGATGTTATTATGACTAATTCCTCTTTCACTTAAATATCGTTCTGTGATATGATTTTCGATAGTTAACGCTTCTTGTTTCTCGACCTCATCGTCCCAATACCGTTCACACCTCCAAACAGCACCATCATCCAAAAACCTCGCAAATGATCTATTATTTACAACACTATACAACCCGATTATAGTATCGAAGTCTCCCTGTGACGTATTTATACCTCCTCTACCCGTTTGATGTTCGTTCCAACGCCTAAAAAGACGAACTGTTTCGCCTATATAAATATCACCTCTGCTTGACCGGAGAACATAGACCCAATGCATTAATATTAGAGAAGTTGTGCTTGTCTAAAACGGATTTGATTACGGCTTATAACTTATTTTTACCTTCAAAATGCCTCATAAACGCAAAGCGAGTCGTCATTCCATAAAAGCCCGCATCACTAGCATGAACTATTCTCTTGTGTGCACGATTCTTGACGCTCTTCCATCGAATAATGATCCTACTGTAGAAGCTGAACGAAACGCTATACTAGAGTGCGACGGCAACTGCGTATATTGTCGCATTCGTCCGGCTACAGCAACCGATCATTTCATCCCTAGAATTCGTGATAAATGTGCTTCTGGTTATGGTGATGATAGTGCAAATACGCTTCCATGCTGTGGTTCATGTAATTCATCAAAAGGAAATAAGCTTCTTTCTAAATGGAGGCCTGAACTTATGAATGAAGAACGATGGAAGAAATTTGAAGAATTTCATGCCAAACATGCAGTAAAGAATCAAAAGGTTATCGATACTTATGCACAGTTCCAACCGGAACTCGTTGGGTATTTAAAAAATCTTAATAGTCGGATTATATCTACACTCATTAACTCGGATCCCCAGGGTCTTCGTCCCGATGAACAACTACAATAGGAGGAGGAGGCGGAGTGATCTCAGGAGTCTTTCGACGACAAAAATAAGCAACCACAAACATACTCAGAAATGCGGCGATACCTATGACAGCGCCACCAATATCTGTATCCATTACTTTTTCCACGTGGGAAAGTATAAATGGCCGTTAAGTCTGAAGGATTGAAGTTGAAGTATTCGTTGTACTCTGCTCTTGCGTTTTTCCTTGTGGCGAATCCCGTCACCTTTCGCTTCATGAACTCGTTGATTGCGGGTGTCGCAAACAATGGGTGCCCTACTGCGTTTGGGTTCATTCTTCACACAGTCGTGTTTTTCTTTGTGTTGTATGGACTCATGAGTTTGCCAAAGGACCAAGACTAAAATGGATTTCACCTCTCCTCCGACACTGACCACACAATGAATATCTACATCGTAAAAGCAGTTGACGAGAGGAATGATGATCGTGACTACCGATTCAACCTTACCATTGAGGGTGCAATTCATAGCATCGGTCGGCTGGTGTACGACTACCTAGACAAGATCAAGGATTGGCGAAGGACAAATCCCGCAGCAGACCTGACTCCTCATGATATTACAGAAGCGCTTAAGACAGGTAGACCAGTGATCACTCTGGATCACACCTTCAAGGTGTATGTTGACCTGGATCTTCTGGGCGATTGACGACGAGTTTTGCGGGTACGACGAGTTTTGCGGCGACCACCGCGCCACATTTCAAACTCATTCTCACCGATTTTCTTGAATCCCTTTACCTTCCCATCGGTTGACACTAGGATTTCTTCACCATCGGCAACTAGTTCTTCGACAAGTGGCTTAATACGGGGAAAGAACTCGTCTAGAGTGTAGTTCCTGTCTTTTTCAATCAGGTTCGTACCGATTATCTTCTTCAACTCTTCCTTGACTTTATCGTCAAGCGTAAACTCAATACTTCTTGTGCTTAGCCATTTGGTGTTCTCAAGATGTATCGTAAACAAGTTCCCGACCTTCCTTTCAGGCTCCCATTCTCGTTCTACAAATGCATCAGCCATTTCCTTATCCGGCGATGTGGATACGAAGGACTTCCTGTTATCAATCGTAGTGTCCTTTTTGCTCTGTCCCCGATACACGATCTTAGGTTCAGTTGAGCCGTATTTCTTGACGATAGCCCCGATTTCATTCAAACATGAGCTATCGCAGTTGTAATACAAGGCTATGTAGGAAACCATATTGGCTTCCTCTTTTGGGGTAAGTTTCATTACTTATGACGGCGACGAGTTTTGCGGGTACGACGCCTGCGACGTCCGCCTGAAATACCAGAGAGTCCTCCTATTTCTCCTGTTGGAATCACGTATGTATCATATCCACCATTTTCAAGCGCGGTTTCCACAACCTTCTTCTTGTTGTCATCGTCACCAGTCCATCGATCTCTCATCTCTTCTGCAACGCACCGAAGAACAAAGTTTGTAAGTGGGATTTGTGTCTTTTTCCCATCGACGTCGACGGTTGCCTCCTTACCCTGAAAGTATGGTCCAATGGCGGAGCTGACAAGGTTAAATACGTCATCAACCGTGAAGGTTGTCATTTACTTATTGCGGCGACGAGTTTTGCGAACCTTCTTGATTTTTTACGATCTCTATACAATGACTACGTGCATTGAAGCCGAAACAAAGTTCCAAGATGTAGTGAAAGGCTTCCCACCCGTTCCAGAGGGTCTCTTTGAAGATCCACAGGCGTTTGAGCGTTCTGTAAAGGATAAGATAGAAAATTGGCGTAAGGTGAAGAACATCAAAGAGTACGTCAAAGGATTGTACAAGGAAATATCTCTTACAATCAATACCACTGCAGCCGAGAAGCTTCTTCCAAATGATCCATACAGAGTTGAGCTTACCGGCTACATTACGAGAGTTGCCACTGCTAATGAAAAAGTAAACCAATGTACTGCTAAAGCAGTGGCAAAAAATACACAGGCTGACCCTGTCACGATTCCGGAGAATGATAGTATTACTGAGATTTTAACGAAAGAGGAGGTAGTTGCACAGAAACAATTTTGGACGTCGCTTAGCCCCGACGAGCGCCACACGTTAATGGAGTGGAAAGGTTCAGCTTATGTTTTTACACGACATTTAGTGCTGGGAGATAAGAACTATCCAATGTCGGCAGTAGAATACACATATGGGAAAAGTAAACCAGTTCCCGGATATATACCAACTTTCATGGCTAATTTTAACAAAGTAATGTTCAAAGCTCCAAAACTAACACATGAGATCAATGTATTTCGTGGAATCGACGGTGAAGTTGGACTAAATAACCTTGGTACTATTCCAATTTCCACAACCTACAAAAAACACGTGGCTCGTTCATTCATGTACGGCGATGCGTCTTGTTGTATGCTAAACATCAATGTTAAACCCGGAGTTCGGATTATTGCAATTGACTTTTTAATGGGGGGAAGGACTATGAGTTTGAGATCACGATCTGCCCTCCATTTAAGGCACTGGTTGAGGATGTTGGAGACTCAAAGAGCGTCGTAAAGAAGGTTACAATCACACCTATAGCTCCCTACAGAGCAGGAACACGGCGCAAGAGACGAGCTCGCAAGACACGTAAACATTGAAGATTACTTACGACGAGTTTTGCGTCCCCGGCGCCTGCGACGACCACCACTCGGGTCTCCTTCCTCTTCAGGATTCTGTCCAGAATCAACGCTGACTGGAAATTGACGAGCCAACAACTCGTAGAGCTGAGACTCATCGATGTCTCCAACCTTAGCCAAAAATGTTTTTTCCTTGTAGAGCTCAACATCATCCTCGGTAATCGTGATGCTTAGCGTAGAATCTGCAGAAGTCTTCAGCGTATACTTACTCTCCTCCTTCTTCACGGAGAACGCTCCACCCGACGGTAACCCAATCTGAGCTGAACCATGGGTAAGAGAAAGTGCTGTTTCAGTGTCCGATGGGATGTTGATTTGCCACTTACCAGCAGTTGCACGGAAAGGGAGCATTACTTATAGGCGCCGACGAGTTTTACAAAGAAGAAGTCAAACAGAAGTTATGAACTGCCAATTTAGGTAATCGCAGATCTTTCGCCATATTAAGTCGTGAGCAATCAAGCGGTCACGAGACTTCAACAGAGGAAAGAACACCTTATACTCGTCCAAGTCCAGTAACTCAAAGAACTTGTAGAGAATGTACGAGTAACTCAAAAAGTTCGTTCGGTCGTTAGGACAGTACAACAAGAATGGCGCCTGGATCTCCTGGAACATTGCACGAACCTTCTCCTCTATTTCAGGGGTGATGGTTGGGGGCGGATTTCCATTCAAGCGGCTCAGGATGTGAGCACGATGCTCGTAGTACTTGGATCGTCCCAACTTCTTTAGGATCTGACGTATGTCTTCCTCAGACAGGTCTGCAATGTTATCAATCCTGCGCTTACGGATTTCAAGAACAACCTCATTCATGACCTCCTCAGGAATGATGGTAGATTCCTTTGCCTGGAACTGGTTCAGGATCTCATTCAGGTGATTGATCTTCTTGTACGCATAGTTGTTCCTCTCCTTGGGTGGATCACGGAATGAAGGAAAGTCGGAGACAACCAACGCATATTCCTCAGATCCACAACTAGGACAGACAAGAATACCTTCAGAGCTGATCTCCTCACGAGCAACATTACATGCGTTGCAGTGTTCTGTCAAAAGCTGTGTTGCCTCTGATGTGTTTGTAAGTTTCATACGGGTCACGTATTCATCAAACATCTGCTTCTTGGAAAGACCTGTGTCCGTAGGCACATTTGCGACAAAGAACTTCAAGAACGTATTGGACTCTTTTGTAGGGGGAGCTGATTGAGAAGTCGTGGTGTCCTTCCCGTAATAATCAAGTAAGATATCCATGTTTTTCATATAGTACTCCTCAATCGGGTTTACTCTGGCTAGTTCCTGTTCTGTCTCGTGAATCTGCGAATCTACTTGTGAACACTTTACGATTTCAGTCAAGTCAAATGAGTTGCTAAGAGCTTCACGTTGACTTCGTAGTTCTTCCAACCTACGTTTCAGTTCGTCATGTTTGTTTGATGAGTCACGAAGACCCTGAACTTGGTCTTGATGAACGGAGTCCAAGGTTCCCATTGATCCACTAGCTCCTGGATCCCGAGTTTTCCTGACTCTGAAGACGTCCATTTACAAACTCTTCAGTCTGCTTCCTGAAGACCGTATTTGAAAACATACACGACCGTTGCTTTTTCAATGCATCATAGGTTTTCACGTAATCAAGACCGAAATGTGTCGTAACATATGTGAGCGCCAGGAAGGCAGATCGGTTGATCCCACACTGACAATGAACGAAGATGGTTCCATCTCCTTGACGCAAAAAGTCCGTCAATGTATCCTCAAAACCAGGATACCAGTCTAGAATGTTATGGTTTGGAGTATCCAGTGCACCAATGCACGCATACCTTGACATGTACCGATCCCGAAACCAACGAGGAGAGTCCCCAGGAAATGCACAGTTGATTACGTGAGTAATATTGTACTTATTGCAAAAAGAAGGTGTTAGCATTTCTCCCGCTCCAACTAGGATACGAGAGTAAAACCATGCAGGTGGTTGTGTCATATAGATGGGCTTGAGACCCTGGAACTGCATACTATTCTTAGGCGGGTTGTCTTTAACCGAACCTCTCACGCAGTTCAGTGTATGTCATTGGCGTATTCCTGTGACTAGCAAGAACATCGAGTTGCTGCTTCAAGGTCATATTGGTCGGGCACGCAATAAACTCGTCTCTCTTCCGCTGAATGAGTGCTGCATGGGCTTCATCGGGATCCTTCTTGATGTACTTCTTCTCCCACTCGTCATACCCATTGCGGGCGATGAATTGAACCTCACGACATGCCCATTCAAAGTGCTTGTCGTTCAGGTAATCCTGAGGATGTGTGAGATTGTCCTTGATCTCCAGCATCTTCACGTCAGTTGTGAGACTGAAGAATCCACCACTGGGTTCGTGCTTGATATAGTCCCAACCATCGAGGGTCTTGTTTGTGGCTTCCATGACTGCAGCGATCATGATTGTTTCAGAATCGGTTAGGGTCAGCATTCTTATGTATTATAAGTTATCGTCTTGTGCATTCATTTTAGTCGACAGAATGAGTGCGAGTCGCATTTCATTCTTAAAGATTACATCAGGATGTAGTGGTATGTTTTCTTCTTGAATGTATCCACCCGAGTGCTCAAAGTGAATTCTCTGAATCTCTTTCATTTGCTTGAACTGATAGAAGACCCAGTGAAGACCCATGTACTTTGGTCTGGACAATTCAAACTTATTGTCCTTGGTGAGTCCTACTCTTCGCACAAGACCTGATTCAAGGCATCGGGTCAATATATACATACATCTATCTTGTGATGGAACATCAAACACGTCCCAGTGATGGTCTGATGCAATACGCTGAAACTCTGGAACAAGTTCATCGATGAGTTTGAAAGCAACCCTTAGGTTGTAGAATCCGTAGAATGAATGCCAGAAGGGAAAGGGGCGGTGAAGAACATCATAAATGTAGACACTACACTTAGGACAGTCTTTGATACTCATTTTGATACAGCAGTTAAAAATTGTTGTGGTGTTGAGATCCGTTTTTGATTACCACGTCGTCTCACGATTGTACGCACGATCACCATCGTCATACTCTGGTGTAGGAGGCTCTTCATGGGGCGGGATGAACTCCAGAGTGAAGTTCAAATTGCTCCAGTCATCCAGCCAATAGGACGCATGAACATAGAGACCGCACTGCTTCTCAAATCGCTCAAGAACCTTCTGATCACAGATGATCTCACGCATATTTACTCCCTGTGCTTCAGAGTGGATCTGGTAGACTTGGAACTTGGTCGAACGCTTGTTTGCAATCGCATCCATAAACCTCAGCTTCATGCGACAGCACTCGGCAGCGACGACCAGCTGATCGACCAGATCATTTCCAATCTGCTCATTGACCTTGCTGTTATTGGTGGTGACATTGAGAAGCTCCTTAATATCCTGAGAACTGAGAACCGTCATTTTGTAGTGAATTCGGTTGTTCTGTCAAAATGAGATCCGTTTTACACGGTACCAAAAGGTACCTTGGTTACCCGAGGAAACTAAGCAGGAAAACGTTGAGCAGGTGAGAGACCACAACGGCAGCAAGTCCGAGTGCACCAGCCCCCTGCCACGACACAACGCCACCAGACGTGTAGGCATTCGGGATGTAGCGGAGCAGCAGATCACGAGGCGCTGACATGGACAGGATCACCGTTGCCAAAAAGAAGGAGATGTACAGAGTCAGGTTCGCCCACATTAGGCGCATCATGGGAAGCGACGGCTTGAACGACGGGGCCATCTGGGTACGCTGGATGTG